TACTATCCTAAAGCCACTGCTATTGCGGTAGCAAAACTTTCTGTACTTATTGTCCCATCAGTATTTGGAACAGTCATGGTTCGAGTGGTACTACCCGATATTCCTGAACATTCAAATGCTAATTTTTTAGAAGCATCTGAATTATCTTTCACTCTGAAAACATTATCTGCAAATTCATTTACAGCACCTGCAGTAACTTGATTATCTACGTAAGCTGTTGTCGCTACTTTAGTTGAATTATCACTGGCAGATTGAGTTGTTGCTGTTATACCATCGGCTAATGCTCCAGAAACTGTGTTATTCCCTAAAACAATAGTTTTATTTGTCAGTGTTTGAGATCCAGTAAGGGTTGCAACTGTTGCATCTATAGCTAAACTCACAGCTCCTGTAGTTCCTCCACCTGATAATCCAGTTCCTGCAGTTACAGCTGTGATATCACCTTGTGGTACACCAGCTATTTCGGTATCTACATATGCTTTGATTGACTGTTGAGTAGCTAAATGACTAGCTGAATCACTAGCCATATTATCTTCATCTTTTATTGAAGTACCTGATATAGTCGAATTTAATACAGGACTTGTTAGTGTTTTATTTGTCAGTGTTTGAGATCCAGTAAGGGTTGCAACTGTTGCATCTATAGCAAAGGTAGCTGTGGTTCCAGATCCACTTGAATCAATTCCAGTTCCACCAGTAAGTATTAAAGCTTCCGAGTTTAAATCAACATCAAAGTTACCTGAATCAGTCTGTACATCTAAATCCTCAGCAGTAATTTGAGTATTTACATAAGCTTGAGTTGCTATAGTTCCATCTGCATCAGGAAATGTTAATGTTCTTGTTTGACCACCTGTAATAGATGCTGAACTAAAAGCTCCAATTTTTGTATTATCTGAATTATTTCTAATTCTGAATCCACTGTCATTTGTGACAACTGCAGTGGAAGTTATAGATGCTAATCCAGTAAATGAAGTTGCACTACCTCCGAGAGCAACACCAGTACTTCCAATTGTTAATGAGCTATTTGCAAGATTACTGTTAGCAATTGAAGATGCAGTGGTAAGAATAGTGCCTGTTTCAGCTGGAAGAGTGACAGTTGTATCAGCAACAAGTGCTGCAGGTCCTACTAATATTAAAGAGTGGGTTCCATTATCAGTGTCTTCTCTAAAAAGTATGCTTCCAGCACTAGCTGATGATCCTGTAAGAACTGGAGTGGTAAGACTTTTATTTGTTAAAGTTTCTGTTCCTGTTGTAGAAACTAAAGTGGCATTTGTAACTGCAGTGTTAAATTGAGCGAGAGTTCCCGATATTGTGTTAGATCCAAGAGCTAAAGTTTTATTTGTTAAAGTTACTGAATTATTTAAAGTTACTGGATAGACAATATCACTTGTTAAAGCAACAGTTCCTGTGGCATCAGGCAAGGTTATAGTGCGATCAGCAGTTGGGTTTGTAACAGCTAACAATGTTTCATTCGTATCTACTCCTCCACTTGAGCCTTCAAAGGTAATACCTTGACTAAATCCACCACTATTAGAGGCATGTAGAACTATATTTCCAGCTCCTCCTTCTTCTCCTACTTGTAATTTTGTTAATGCTTGAACATTAGTTAATGAAATTCCAGTTATCGTTGCTCCTAAAGCAGTTACAGCACTCCCGAAAGTTATAGTTGAGTTTGCTAACTGAGCATTTGGTATTGCATTAGTTCCAAATTCTCCAGTAGAACTGTTATAAGTTAATCCTGAACCTGAAGCAACACTCACTAAACCTCTAACGTCAGAGTTAGATGGTCCTGCGTAAGTAATTACTCCCGTTGAGTTATTATATCCAAGACTTCCTAGTCCACCTGAGTCAGTTACTGAAACAGAACTTCTAGCTCTTGTGTTAGTAAAATATTGATTTGAACCCTCACTTAAATCTGTAGTACTATTCCCAGCAAAATCTAATTTATCAGAAGAAGAATTTAACTCCTGAAAAAGACCAGAGACAAGTACTAATGCCTTTCTTGTTGCCATTACTTATTACAATCAAGTTCTTGATCGAAAGAACTTACTTGTATTTATTTTAAATCCACTAAACTGTCAGCTTAAAAGTATTGGAGGCTCAAGCCTAATTATTAATTGTCCAGTGCTTCCAGCTTCTCCTATCCTAGAAACATATTGCCCTGCAGAGGATGGTGGAGTTTTTATAATTGCACCTGCAGAAGAAGCCGATAAATAATATTGATCTCCTAAATCTAAACCTGAAGTTGCTACAATTCCAGCAACAATTACCTTAACTGATTGTCCAGCTGTTTTAGTAGTTTCTGCAACTCCTGCTACTAATGCTTTGTCTAAAGTGTCATTAGCAATAGCTAATCCTACTTGACCATCACTTGCTCTTGCATATAAAGCTTGACCTTGCACAACATTTTCAAACGCAACCGCTTCATATCCAGTTACTTTAAAAACAGAACTTGTACCCATTGAGGATTTTAAATCAATTAAAGCCTCTGTAAAACCTTGAGCGTTTGGTTGATAAGGTATGTAATTTTCTACACTAGACATCAGCTTAATTTAATAGGTGGTTCAATACGAATTGCAAATTTTGTTGTAGTAGATGCCTCTCCTACTCTTACAACAGCTTGTCCAGCAGAAGAAGGTGGAGTTAAAGTTATAGCTCCTGCTGTTGATGGAGAAAGAAAATATAAATCTCCTGCATCTAAACCTGATAGAGTTTTTAATCCAATTACAATAACTTTTACAGTAGTGTTAATAGCTGCGTCTGCATCTGCAAATCCAACTACTTGAGCATTTTCTATAGTGCCATCAGCTGCACTTGCTTTGCCTACTTGTCCATCACTCGTCCTCATATATAATGCATCTCCATCACTTACGGCTTCAAATGTTGTAGCATCAAAGCCAACCTGTAATGGAGCAAAATCAGGAAAGCCTTCTTTAAAATCAATAACGGCATCAACTAAACCTCTATAGTTAGGTTCGTAAGGTTGACGAGTCATCGTAAAACCATTAGCTATCATCAAATCTCTAAGGACAGCTATAGCACCCTCTATATTTGGTTCGTAACCTGTAGCCATAATATTTACATATAATTATCTAT